TATACTATCTTGCTGAAAGACTCTAAAAAGTATTTAAAACATAAATGGAAAGATGAGCCTCTCAAAGAATACCAATGAGTGCGATATTAAGAATATTTAAGTATGTAAGAAAAAGATTGATTAATCTCTCTATTGAAAATAAAAGGTTAAAGATGCAACTTGAATTTTACAAGGCTATTGTTGAAAGTGATAATTCTAAAAAACATTAATGCCACATTTAGAACACATTTTATATGGCAGAAAGAAAATTAAGGTGCATTTTAGACCACTTAAAAATCTTGATGGATATTACGAAACCGAGAAGAAAATAATTGTGTTGGATAGCAGAATAAAAGGCAAAAGACTCTTTAACACAATAATTCACGAGATATTTCATTTAATTGCACATCTATCTAAAATTAAATTTAGAACTATGGGAGAAGAACCAATGGCAATAGAGATAGGAAATGGCTTTACTAAGATATTTAAACAAAACCCTAAACTATGGACTTTGCTTACTAAACTATTAAAAAAATGATACCTTTTCCAAATAAAAAATATAATATTATTTATGCTGACCCACCATATTCTTTTAATTCTCCAAAATATCAAGATGGAAATAGAGGTTTTGGAAATAGAGTAGAAGATAAATATAAAACAATGTCTATTAAAGATATTTGTAATTTGCCTGTTAAAAATTTAACTAATAATGATGCTTTGTTATTTATGTGGGTTGTAGATAGTCATTTAAAAAAATCTTTTGAAATTATTGATAATTGGGGTTTTAAATTTGCTACTATTGGCTTTGTATGGGTAAAACAAACAAAAAATAATAATTTTTATTATAATTTAGGTAAGTACACTATGAAATCTACTGAAATTTGTTTAATAGGTTTAAAAGGTAAATTAAAAAATATTAAAAAATGTAATAATGTAAAATCTTTATTAATGGCTGATAGAACAATACATTCTAAAAAACCTGATGAGATAAGAACTAGAATAACACAATTTTGTGGAGATTTACCTAGAATAGAATTATTTGCTAGACAGAAAGCAGAGGGTTGGGATTCATGGGGAAATGAGGTATAAATTAGTATTATGAAATCAGACAAAAATAAGGCAACTGACACAATTAAGACAAAATCTATGGGAAGACCAAATAAAGAGGTTGATAAAGTTGTTATCGCAAAATTAAGTCAGATAGGTTGCACTCAAGAAGAAATAGGTTCTGTTGTAGGAATATCAGCTAGAACTCTTAATAGAAGATTTGCCGATTTAGTAGCAGAAAACAAAAACATTGGTAAAGCTAGTCTAAGGAAGAAACTATGGGAGAAAGCACTTAAAGGCGACCCTAAGCTTCTTATATGGCTATCTAAGAACGAACTTAACATGGTTGATAAGATACACACCACACAAACTGTTGAACCTCTACCATTAATTATTGATGCTAAAGCTGACGAGGTAAATGGCTAAACAAAAATTCACGCACTTCATACCAAGAGATAAACCACCAAAAAGAGGTGCTGGAAAACATAAGAAGAACAAAAACAAACATGAAAAACGACAACAAAAACAAACTAGATACAAAGGACAAGGAAGATAATATGAGTGAAGTAATCGGAGAGAATACATTTCTAAAATTAAGACAACAAAAAGATCAAATGAAAGCAGAGTTAGAGCAAGTAAAGATTCAAAGAGATATTGCATTAAGAAAATTAAACAAAACCCTTAAATGTATTACTGAACTTAGAAAGATTATTGAAGATGCACAAGCGAAGTAACTTTTATCCTAATGGAGAGATCATAGATTATTCTCTACCTCAATCATTTACTAAAGCATTACATGGTAATAGTTGTGGAGATTGTGGATTATACTCTAACAAAAGATCATTCTGTGGTCGTTGGGGTGCTAAAGGTGTTAAAGATACTTATGTTTGCCACGAATGGAGAAAGAGATACTTCAAAAGATAACAGAAGAATTAGATAGTCTTGCAAATCTTTATAACAAGACTCAAGAAGATAAGTATAAAATAGCTTGGTATAAATTACTCGATAAACTAAAATATCTGTGATATTTATGCCTCATGGCTAAATACAAAAATAAAACTGTAAAACTTAACAAACCCATGCGTGGAGATGTTAAGAAGTTTAAAGTATTCGTAAAGAATCGTAAGACAGGCAGAGTAGTCAAAGTTAATTTTGGCGATAAGAAGCTATCTATCAAAAAGAATATTCCAGCTAGAAAAAGATCATTCATGGCGAGGTTTCGTCCCATCTTGGCTAAGGCTAAACGATCAGGCAAACAATTAAATACAACTCCTGTATATTGGGCAGTTAAATCATGGCAAAAAGGGTTTAAAGTATAATGGATAAGATTGTTTATAAATTCTTTGGCTTTATAGATAATTGCTTTGCTTGGGTAGAAAGTAAATTTAAAAAGAAAAAAAAAAAATAATTATGGGTAGGACTATGAACTATTACTTTACAGGAATGTTAATTTTAGGTTTTGTATTTCTTGCCTTATGTATGAAACCATTATGAAAATATCTGACAATACATCTGTTGCATTACCATTAAGAAATCTAATTGCTATCATAGGTTCAGTAGCTGTTGGAGTTTGGGCTTACTTTGGTGTAATTGAAAGAGTTAATAATTTAGAAACTAAGAACCAATTATTTGAACAAGACTTATTAGAAGCAAGTTCGCAAAAACCTATAGACCAAGAACAATTTATGCTTATCGAAGACTTATATAAAACAACTGAAAAACTAGAAACTACACAAGAACAAAACATGACCAATAAAGTTAATATTGAGTTTCTTAAAGATCAGGTTGAAAAACTACAAAGAGATGTAGAAAAGTTAAAAGATAAACAAAGGGACTTTGCAAATGGAAACAATCATTAGTAGTGTCGTTGCTTTGTGTATGTTTGTAGCTGGAGAACTACAAGAGCATAGAATCCAAGATAAAATGTCAGATTGTTTAAAAGGCAAAAGAGAAGCTGAAAGAAATGCTAACAGTAATATCGAATATAAGTGTGGCAAAGTAAAAGCTGAATTAGAAGAAAATATTGATGGAAGTAAGTCGATTAAAAAGATAGTATCCAAAGAATGAAATTCGTTCTAGCTTATACTATCTGCTCTGCCATTACAGGATTCTGTAATACTCCAGCAGTACACCCTGTAAAATTTGACACTTGGACAGATTGCACTAAAGCTGGTGCTACTGTTACAATTAGAGTTACTAACGAGTATCAACAAAAATTTAACGAGGACAAATTATACATATCTTACTTTTGTAATGAAAATAACCCTGACAAAACCCCAGCTTAAAGTATCATCAAGTAAAGCAAGGTTCAGAGTTTTAATATCAGGTCGTAGATTTGGTAAAACTTATTTAGCTGTAACTGAAATGATGAAATATGCGTGTCAGCCAAATAGAAGAATTTGGTATGTAGCACCTACATTTAAAATGGCCAAAGAGATCGTCTGGGGAACTCTTAAAGAGATGCTTAATCAATTTAATTGGATAGAAGATATTAACGAAACAACAATGACAATAACTATTAGAAAAACTAATAGTCAAATATCATTAAAGGGTGCAGATAACTATGATTCACTTAGAGGTACAGGATTAGACTTTTTAATCTTAGATGAGTTTGCTGATATTGATAAGCGTACTTGGTACGAGGTCTTAAGAGCAAGTATATCTGATAGATTAGGTCATGTATTATTTTGTGGAACACCTAAAGGTTATGGTAATTGGTCTTATGAATTATATTTAAAAGGTAAGCAAGATAAGGAATGGGATAGTTTTCAATATACAACTATTCAAGGTGGAATGGTATCTGCTGAGGAAATAGAACAAGCTAAACAAGATATTGATATTAGAACTTTTAGACAAGAGTTTGAGGGTACATTTGAGAACTATGCTGGTAGTGTTTATTATAACTTCCACCCTGTAGATAATGTTGTTAAACGAGAAATAGATTGGGAAAAGCCTTTGCATATAGGAATGGACTTCAATGTTGACCCCATGTCAGCCTGTGTTG